TACTTATGTCAGTGATTCAGGAGGTTTACATGATGAATTACATATTATTGTTATCGATGAGGATGGACTTTGGTCTGGTGTACAAGGAACAGTATTAGAAAAATACCCCAATGTATCCAAGGCATCTGATGCTAAAAAGTTTGATGGTGCAACCAATTTTTATAAAAACATTTTAAATGCCTCTTCTAAGTATGTATACTGGGGCTCCCATGCAACTACTGTTACAAGTAATAACTGGGGATCAGTATCAACCACAACTTTTGGTAATTTGACTTCAAATTTAACCGTGTCATTGTCCAGTGGTGTTTCTTCGGATAGCCTTACTGATGGCAATTTAATGTCGGCCTATGCTGAATTTTCAAATGATGAATTATATGATATTAGTTTAATTCCATTGGGTAACGTAAGCGCAACCGTAGCAACCTTTGTTATTACTAGTGTTTGTGAAGTTCGTAAAGATTGTATAGCTTTTGTTTCTCCTGAACAATCTGATATTGTAGGTGTAGTAAGTAATTCAACACAAACAACTAATATTACTGGATTTAGAGATGGTCTTCCATCTTCTTCCTACGGTGTAATGGATTCTGGGTTTAAATATCAATTTGATAGGTATAATGATGTTTATCGTTGGGTACCTTGTAACGGAGATACAGCTGGAACAGTTGTAAGAACTGATTTTACTACTGATCCATGGTTCTCACCTGCAGGATTTACACGTGGACAAATTAAAAATGTCATCAAACTAGGTTATTCTCCAAGACAGACAGATAGAGATACTCTTTATAAGAAAGGTATTAATCCAATAGTTACCTTTCCTGGACAGGGAACAGTGTTGTTTGGGGACAAAACTCTACTCGCCAAACCAAGTGCATTTGATCGGATTAATGTAAGACGTCTGTTCATTGTATTGGAAAAAGCTATAGCTACTGCTGCAAAGTTTCAGTTGTTTGAATTTAATGATCCTTTTACCAGGGCGCAGTTTAGAAATCTTGTGGAGCCATTTTTAAGAGATGTTCAGGGCCGCAGAGGAGTAACAGACTTCAAAGTTGTTTGTGATGAAACTAATAATACTGGGGAAGTTATAGATAGAAACGAGTTTGTAGCAGATATTTTTATTAAACCTAATCGTTCAATTAATTTTATTAGATTAAATTTCATTGCCACAAGAACAGGTATCAACTTTGAAGAAGTTGGCGCTTAATAGGAGGAAATAAATGGCAACCACGTTTTTTAATGTAAATGAATTTAAAAATACTCTTAATGATGGTGGGATTCGTCCGAATCAATTCTCTGTACAATTAACCTTTCCCGCATTTGTAACCAATGCACAGCAAGTAGTAAGAAAGGCTCCCTTTCTTATTAGTGTAGCAGAACTTCCTGGATCTACAGTAAATCCTGCTATAGTGTTTTACAGGGGAAGAGAAGTAAAGTTTGCGGGTGATAGAATTTTTCCCCCATGGACTATTACTATTCTTAATGATAGGGATATGTCCATTAGGCGTGCTATGGAACAATGGCTAAATGGAGTAGATGACCTACAATTCAAGAGGGGAGTTTTGCCCCCTGCTAGTTATCAGTGTCAGTTAGAAGTTAGACAATTGGATAGAAATGGTTTACAAAGAAAATTATATGTTTTACAGGGAGCTTTCCCCATTGACGTATCACCCATTGGATTAGATTTTGGTGCCAATGATACCATTTCAACTTTTAGTGTTACTTGGCAATATCAAGATTATATTACTGATTTTTAATTACTAAATTATATTATGGCTATTTCTTTATTTGGTTATACTATATCCAAAGATGAGCCGGCAAATCTGGAGGCAAGAAAGAATACTTTCATTCCTCCAGATGACGACTCAGGTGCATCCACAGTTGCTGGTGGTGGTTTTTTTGGCACATACGTAGATATAGATGCAACAGCAAAAACAGAATCAGAAGTAATTACTCGTTATCGTGAAACATCATTATATTCCGACGTTTCCAACGCTATTGATGAAATAATAACAGAAGCAGTTGCAGGTACTGATAGTGAAAAATTAATTGAAATAAATTTAGACTCTATAAATCTTTCTGATAACATTAAACAAAGTATACAAAATGAATTTTATAATATTCTTAAAATGTTAGAATTTAAAACTAGGGGTGCTGACATTTTTAGAAGATGGTATATTGATGGTAGAATTTATTATCAGAAAATTATAGATAATAAAAATCCAAAACGAGGTGTTATAGAATTGAGATATATTGATCCTCGTAAAATTAAGAAAGTCAGGGATATAAAGAAAGAAAGATCTTCTTCGGGAATAGATATAATAAAAAGCATAGAAGAATTTTATGTTTATAATGAAAAGGGACTTCGATATAGTCAGCAATATGGAAATGCTCCTGGATTGAATCAGGGCATAAAGATATCTCCTGATACGATAGCATTCGTTCCATCCGGATTAATGGATATGGAAAAAAGTATAGTATTGAGTTATTTGCATAAGGCAGTAAAACCCGCAAATCAACTAAAGATGATGGAGGATTCACTTGTCATTTATAGAATTTCTCGTGCACCTGAAAGAAGAATTTTTTATATCGATGTTGGAAATTTGCCAAAAATAAAAGCAGAACAGTATTTAAAAGATGTAATGAATAAGTATCGTAACAAAATAGTTTACGATTCAAATACGGGTGAGATAAGAGATGATAGAAAGTTTATGTCTATGCTTGAAGACTTTTGGTTACCTCGCAGAGAGGGCGGAAGGGGAACCGAAATTACCACATTGCCCGGTGGAGAAAATTTAGGTCAGATAGATGATATAAATTATTTTAAGAATAAATTGTACCAAGCATTAAATGTTCCAATCTCCAGATTGGAGCCCTCATCTGGTATGAATTTCGGCAGAGCAGCTGAGATCACTAGAGACGAATTGAAATTTGGTAAATTTATTGATAAGTTAAGAAAAAGATTTAATGATTTGTTTCAAGACATCTTAAGAACACAATTGATTATAAAGGGAATAATGACTGATAGTGATTGGAATGAAATAAAGGATGATATATATTATACCTACGCACAAGATAGGTATTATTCAGAGTTAAAGGATACAGAGAATATTCGTAATCGAGTAGAAATTCTTACTACAATGGCGCCTTTCATAGGTCAATTTTTTAGTAAAGAATATGTAATGAAAAAAGTACTTAGATTTTCTAATGATGAATTGCAAAAAATAGAAGCAGAATTAGAAAGTGAAGGGACGCCACCGGCTAGTACTGGGGATCAACAACAGGAGTAAACATGAATATACAAGACGAATATGAAGAATCTGATAAGAATGATAATGAATATGATGAAGAATCTGATGAAGAAAATACACAAGGTGAAATAGATAGTATGATAAATCACATTATACAAAATGATAATGTAAATGCACAAAATATATTTAGCCAACTAATGAAGCAAAAAGTTTCTGATGCGATTGATTTCAAGAAATTAGATATTTCTCAACAATTGTTTTCTAGAGAAGCAGAATGAAATATTTTAAAGACCTAAGAGAAGAATTCTTATTAGAGGTATTGAAATCTTCTGATCCAGCTAGTAAATGGATTAGTGATTTTGTACATAGCAATGACCCAAAGTTTAAGGGGAAGAGCAAAAAAGAAAGAATTAGAATGGCTCTTGGGGCAAAGTATGCTGCTATGAGAAGTAAAAAAGGTATGGAGGAAGGCTCGTTAAATGAATTAGATGATAGACTGGAGGGTATAGGTCAGGCCACAAAAAGAATTGTAAAACGAGATATAGTTGGAGAGCGTGTTGCTGAAGAAACAAAACATTACTCTCTAGTACATAAAGCAACTAATAAAGTACTAAGCACACATAAAGATTTAGAATCTGCTAAAGACAAACATCGAGGTATGGATCAGGGTGAACGAGCACATTATCGTATTGCTACATCGACAAAAGAACCCAAGTTGTTTAATATGAAAGAAGAAAAAGAATTTAACAAGATTCAACATTATTGTGCAAAACATGTTTATTCTGATATTTTTGGTGAAGGTATAGTTTTAGAGTCAGAACATGCTGAACCAGATAATGAAGGTAATATAGATTGGTACACTGTGCAATTCAATCACGGAAATGAAGTTGTATTTACTGAGGATTTAGATATTCTTATTGCAGAATATCATGATAACCATAAAAAGAAAAAGAAAAAAAATAAAGACATTCAGGAAAAACTGCATCCTAATCAGAAAAAATTAGATGTAGCAGAGCCAAAGGGAAAACTTACTGCCGATGATTTTCATAAATTACGTGCAATGAAAAAGAAAGGTTAAAACATGCCAGTTACCGTTACAATATTAAAAAAAGTAAGACAACAAGCTGTCGTTAAATTTATTGGTGACGGAACAGGTACACTTGACATTAAAAATTTGGCTTTGGCAGATGAAACTTTCGCAGACTATACAGGCAATGCCAATGTAACAATTAATTCTGTACTTTGGACTTCTTCGGATCAAAATGCGCCTATACTAATTAAAAGACCAGCAAGTGGTGCAAACGTAATGATTTTACATGGAAATGATAATTGGTCAATGTCACAAATGATAGGGTTCGTGGAAACTTCCAATAGTACTTCTAATGTATCTGTTGTATTGCCCGGTGTAGGTGGTACAGTATATCTTGGATTAACTAAGAATAATGGCTTTACGGAACCAAATCAACAGATACTTACTAAGGTAACAGCATGAAACTAATTAAAGAATATACTCAAGATTT